ACCATCTACGGTTATGTCGAGCAGTTCCGCTGTTTCCTGAGGGCAGCTGGGTTCGCTGAGAAAAGCATCGAAGACGCACTAGGGGAGTTCTGAGTGACCCTTCTAATCGACGCTGACTACATTGTCTACAAGTCCTGTGCTGCCAACGAAACAGAAATTGATTTTGGAGAAGACCTCATTGTCGTCACATCAAACTTCTCAGAAGCCTACGGTATGGTCGAGCGGGAGCTTGCATCCATCGCCACTGATCTTGGATGCTTTGACGACTGTATTCTTTTCTTTTCTGATTCTGTCAACTTTCGTAAGAGTATCGATCCAGAATATAAGGGACACCGAAACAGAAAGAAACCGTGCGGCTACAAAAGGGTCATCAACAAACTCAAGGAAGAATACGACGTACTGATCATGCCTAGCCTTGAGGCTGATGATGCTATTGGCATCTACGCTACCAAGGTTCCTGGCAACATCATCTGCTCACCTGATAAGGACATGCGACAGATCCCTGGAGACCTGTTTGACCTGTCTACTGGAGTCGTAACCATCACACCTGAGGAAGGTCGTAGGTGGCACCTGATACAGACCATGAGCGGCGATCAGACCGATGGCTATGCAGGTGTACCTGGCATTGGTATCAAGCGAGCTGAGGCCCTTCTTGACGCCAATGGTGACAACTGGGAGACAGTTCTTGGCGCCTTCCGTGACAAGGGTCTGACTGAAGAGGATGCCCTACGTAATGCACGGCTTGCCAAGATCTTACAACACGAAGACTATGATTACGCCAATAAAGAACCAAGACTTTGGAATCCCAGCTCCAGTACTTGAACTAACGGTAGAGCAGCAGTTCAAACTCAAACAGATTGAGAATGCACTGAGGGCTGCTGATACAAAGAAGGAGGACATCATCACTGTCTTCCTTGCCTTACAACGCCAATGCTTTGTGCTTGGCAACTCAATGTCCAACCTAGTAAAGAAATGGCCAACACCAACACCACAGGTCCCGCCTACTACCGACGAGGATCCATTCAAGTTTGGGACTTTGTGAGAGACCAAGGGCTGAACTTCCACCTGGGTAATGCCATCAAATATGTCTGCAGGGCTGGCTACAAAGACAGCAAAGTAGACGATCTCAAGAAAGCAGTCCACTACCTTCAAAACGAACTTGAAACCGAAATCAAAGCTAGCCGAACAAGCCCAGGAGTTCCGAACCGCATTCAAAGTATCGAATACCCAGGCACCTATTGCACGGAATACACAACGGACTTTGATCGTTGAAGAGTTCAAAGAGTTCCTGGAAGCTGAGCTTATCTTCAGGGATAGCATTCCACTGAAGGCTGAGTGCTTGAAAGAACTAGCAGATCTTGTCTATGTCTGCTACCAATATGCAACCAACATGGGTTGGGATCTGGATGAAGCACTAGACCGTGTTCACCTGTCCAACATGTCAAAGCTTGATGAATGGGGTAAGCCTGTCTATCGAGCTGATGGCAAAGTCCTAAAGGGACCAAACTACAAACCACCTTATCTGGAAGACCTTGTTTAATATGGCTACATCACTTGTTGCTCGTACTGGCCGAGTTCAAAACTGGATCGATGATCCGACCTCACGACTGCCTGTGTCCTGCACAGTGTTTGTCGTCGAAGACACAATGGAGGGACCTAATGGCATTGAAGCCTCTTGGCGCTTTGTTTCCCACGCTCTCCGCTACGGAGCTGGCGTGGCTGTCCATCTATCCAAGCTCCGACCCAAAGGAGATGAGAATGGCAAGGGACTTGTGGCTAGCGGCCCAGTATCCTTTGGAAAGATCTATTCCACACTCAACGAAATCCTGAGGCGTGGTGGTGTCTATAAGAATGGGGCTGTGGTTCTTCATCTTGACCTCAACCATCCTGATGTGCTTGAGTTTATTACTGCTGACCGTGCTGATCTACCTTGGGTCAAGCGTTGCGTCAACATTAACTGGCACTGGTGGAATCTTGCCACCCAGGAAGTCAAAGATGCCTTGATCGCTGGTATCAAGCGTGGTGACATCTGGCTCAACAAAACTAAGATTGACGCTAATGGAAATCGCATCCGAGGAAACGTATGTCTGGAAGTCTACCTGCCATCACGGGGAACCTGTCTACTTCAACATGTCAACCTTGGGGGATGTGAATACGATGACATTCCACGTGCGTTTGTCAGCGGGATGTCCGAACTGTGTGCCCTGCACGGAAAGACAGATGTTGGGAGCAGCGGAGAGTACCTCCCTTCGGAGACAGATCGCCAAGTCGGTCTCGGACTACTGGGACTTGCCAATCTTCTGAGGCGTTATAACGTCTCGTATGAGGAGTTTGGGAAGGCCCTGGAGGCTGTCAACAGTGAGCGGCCAGTGGAGCACACTGAGGCAGTCACACTCGCACTACAGCTCCAGTCAGGCATCGAACAGGCAGCTAACATTGCCCGAGTCAACAAGATGGAGCGAGCCTTTGCTATCGCTCCTACCGCCTCCTGCAGCTACCGCTACAAAGACCTTGATGGGTACACCACCTGTCCTGAGATCGCTCCTCCCATCTCTCAATGGGTAGATCGTGACAGCGGCACCTTTGGTGTTGAGAGCTTTGACTACGGTCCTGTGGAGATTGCTTCCGAGGTTGGCTGGGAGAACTACAAACGGGTAGCGGACGGTGTTGTCCGTATGCTTGAGAAGACTGGACTGTTGCATGGTTATTCGTTCAACAGTTGGAGTGATGTCGTCACATACGACGAAGAATTCATTGATACGTGGCTTAACTCGCCACAAACGTCGCTTTACTACTCGCTTCAAGTCATGTCGGATACTCAAGACAAGACTTCCGCTTACGCTTCTTTGGATGAATCCGAAGTTGATGACTACCTGGAATCTATCTTGAATGACCCTGCCCCATCTTGTAACTGCGGAGAGTAATGAACCCTTATCAAAAGCTACTTAATCAAAAACGTAAATGGACTCCAGTCAAACCAACTGCTGGAAAACTTGTAGATGGTGCTGAAGAAACAATCTACCGTGCCCTCGCTATGCGGCACATGGAACTCCCCGTTGGTGATTTCATTGAATCTGCGATTGCTGAAATTCCAGCTCTATCGGCAGACCTACTACGATCTAATGTCAAAGACGAGGAAAACCACGACCTGGCTCTCTCTTATGTCGCCAATGCTCTTGGCGTTGACCCAACGGCTGAGGCCGAAGCGAAGCGCATACGGGCGGCGTGGGAGGCGCATCCTGATCACTCAGTCCTCAAAGCACTTGTTGCCGAGCGTGCAATTTTCTTCGTTCTACTCCCGTTCTTCAGATTTAATGGTGACGATAGTCTCCGCACCGTCTCCGCTGATATAAGTCGAGATGAAAGAACCCATGTTGCTGGCAATAGCCTCGTATGTGCCGAACTTGGCCTTACTCCATCTGCAAGTCTCGACAAGTTGCGTAAGGCGACAATCGCTTGGGTGATGCAACCGCTTAACAATTCCTTAAGCAATAAATACCTGCAAAAAGATTTTTGGCTTAAAGCGAGTGACAACCTGATGTATCAGGGTAAGGCGCCTGAACTTGCTGATACTAAACGCGGTCGTATGATTAGCTTCTTTGAACATGACAACCGTAACCTCCCAATGTACGGCTAATGCAATCTCCTACCTTTCTAAACACGCTTGAGTTCCAAGGGCTGCAACTGAGCAGCCTTGTCAACGAACTTGAAGAGAACTTCCCACCATTGAATCCCACCCCTAATGATTCACACGCATCAATCATGTATCTTGCTGGGCAACGTGCAGTTGTCGAGTGGATAGCAGATCGTCTTTCTAATGAATAACAATGGCAAAGAACAAAAACAACAACAAAAGCGACCACGGGGCACTAAGGGGCGCAGCCAGGGAGGCCCAATCACAGAAAGTCCAACAAATCAAGAGTACTCCTCAGGTAGGTCAGCGGCCTGGTGAAACTGTGACCTACGGTGCTCCAGGCGCTGCAAAACCAGCAAGGAACCAGTCAGTTGGCGGTTCTATTAGAGCTGCAGGAGCCAACGGTAACCTTAGCAGGAATGAGCTGCTAAAGATCAGTAAAGAGAGTGGCAAGAGTGCGTCACAGATTATTGCTCGCCTGGATAAGGTGAATAGCAGGCTTGGTGATAAAAAGAAAGCACCCATTGGCCTTGGTAGTGCTGCTGCGAATGCTTATACAAAGGGCAAGCTTGGTCCAACCAGTTGGCAGGACGCCGTTAACTCAGTCATTCCAGGAGCCATCAAACAGGGACCTATTGCTACTGGATTGTCTCAGATGAGGGCAACCACTACACCTATGCGTCAGGGTCAGGGTGGTTATTCAACACCAGGCATGACAGTACCAAAAGGTCAGCAAGTGTTTGGTAGCTTCAATGGGGCACCTCAACTGCAGATCAAACCGGCGTGGAATGCAAATGCTGGTTATGTTGCACCAACAACTCCAACAACTACAACAACTACAGCGGCTGGTACCACAACTGGTACTGGTACTGGTGATGGCGCAGCTGATGCTGCTGCTGGCGCCACTACGCCGTTGGAGACTCTAGAGCCTGAAATGCCCTCAATCCAAGGTGGAACTAATGCTGCTTTGAATGGCAACGCTACAGGTATGCGCTCCAATAAATCATCTGGCAAGAAATCTGGTGCAGCCTCAAAGGGCACTAACCAGCTGAAAGTTAATAAGTCAAGTGTATCTGGTACTGGACTAAACGTCCGAGGATAACAAATGAAAGCTAAGAACAGGTACGATTACCTGACAAAAGATCGTTCCCAGTTTCTAGACGTAGGTGAGCAATGCTCTCAGCTGACCCTTCCGTTCCTCATCAATCAAGATGATAACAATCAACGGGGTGGTCGTGGACGCATCCATACACCGTGGCAAAGCGTTGGCGCGAAAGGGGTAGTCACTCTGGCATCGAAACTGATGCTAGCTCTACTGCCTCCTCAGACCAGCTTCTTTAAGCTACAAGTTAATGATGCAAAACTTGGTACCGATATCCCAGCAGAGGCTAGGTCTGAACTAGACCTGAGCTTCGCTAAACTGGAAAGGGTTGTGATGGATTCCATTGCAGCATCCAGTGATCGGGTTGTGATTCATCAAGCAATCAAACATTTGGTTGTTGGTGGTAACGGTCTGATCTATATGGGTAAAGATAACCTTAAGTTCTATCCGCTGAATCGCTACGTTGTAGAACGAGATGGGAACGGTAACGTCATTGAAATCGTAACCAAAGAAAAGATCAGCCGTAAGCTTCTACCGATCCTCCAGCAAGAGTTCCCCAAACCAGTTGGTGAGGATGGCTCTGATAATGATGAGGATGTAGATGTCTACACATATGTCCGTCGAGATAACAACCGATGGATCTGGCATCAAGAGGTCTTCGATAAGATCATCCCTACCTCTATTGGTAAGGCACCTATTGATGCAAGTCCCTGGCTCGTCCTTCGCTTTAACATCGTCGAAGGAGAGGCCTACGGGCGTGGTCGAGTCGAAGAGGTACTAGGAGACCTGCGCTCCCTGGAAGCCCTAATGCAGGCCCTTGTGGAGGGCTCTGCGGTAGCAGCTAAGGTTATCTTCACGGTATCCCCAAGCTCTACCACTAAACCACAGACCATTGCTCAAGCAGGTAATGGTGCAATCGTTCAGGGCAGACCTGATGACATTCAAGCGATCACTGTAGGTAAGACTGCAGACTTTAAGACTGCCTTTGATGTTGCCACTGTACTTGAACGTAGGATCAGTGAATCATTCTTGATTCTCAATCCTAGACAATCCGAACGCACTACAGCTGAAGAGGTTCGCCTCACTCAAATGGAACTGGAATCGCAACTCGGTGGACTATTCTCCCTGTTGACTGTTGAGTTCCTGCTGCCTTATCTGAATAGGAAGCTGTCGGTAATGCAACGTAATCAAGAGATTCCTAAGCTACCTAAGGGTCTGGTGAATCCTACGATTGTTGCAGGCATCAATGCACTTGGGCGTGGTCAAGATAGGGAGTCATTGGCTACCTTCTTTACAACGCTTGCTCAGACACTTGGACCTGAGGTACTGGCTAAGGAAGTTAATACCAACGAAGCTGTCAAACGATACGCAGCCTCGATGGGTATTGATGTACTGAACCTGATCACATCAATGGAAGATCAAGAAGCTGCTCAGCAGAAACAGCTGGGTATCCAGAAGGATCTTGAACTGACTAAGCAGACTGCTGCTCTGGCTAGTACACCAATGATGGATCCGTCCAAGAACCCACAAGCTCTAGAAATGATCAATGGACAAGGCAATCCCCAGCAGGCCCTCCAAGGTGAAGCTGCCCCCGGTCAGCAACCCCCTGCCGCCTGAAGTCCAAGCTGAGTTGTCGGCCAACCCTAATAAGTACGCTCAGCGTATCAAGGTTGGTCGGCCCACCTTGGGCAATGAAAACAAAGTCGAGACGATTGGTCTTGGCAATCTTGAAGTAACCACCACTTATGGCAAACGAACTGACGTATGATCCAACAGAAGCAGATGCACCTGAGTTCTCGGAAGAGGAGTTAGATGCCCTGCGTGTTGGCGAAGAACTTGCTGAACAACAAGAACAACTCCTCGCTGGTAAGTACCGTGATGCTGAAGAGTTGGAACAGGCTTACATTGAACTCCAACGTAAGCTTGGCGACCGAGCAAGTACCGAGCAAGAACCTGAAGAAGAGACCGAGCAAGTTGAAGAGGAAGAGTCTAACTATGACTCCTCTATCCTTGATGTGATCTTTGAGCAGGCACGGAATGGTGAGTACAGTGATGAGATCATCCAAGCAGTTAGCCAGATGTCTGGTGCTGATGTGATTGACATGCTGCTCCAACGTGGTGATACGGAACCAAGCGTTGTACCTCTTGGAGAAGAGGACATTGCTGAGTTCCAATCGATGGTTGGTGGAGTTGATAACTACAACCAGATGACAGCTTGGGCAGCAGATAACCTGCCTGAACAAGAGATCAACATCTTTGATCAGGTGATGGAACGAGGCGATCCCCAGGCCATCTACTTTGCTATCCAATCGTTGAGCTATCGTTACCAAGAAGCACAGGGCTATGACGGTGAGCTACTCACTGGTCGAGCTGCTGTGTCTACTGTTGACGCATTCCGTAGTCAAGCAGAGGTTGTACGTGCCATGAGTGATCCTCGGTATGACAATGATCCTGCTTATCGACAGGATGTTTACGATAAAATTGAGCGATCTAACCTTCAATACTAATGACCGTCACCAGCAACGAATACGACCAACAGAACATCTTCGCTAACGAACCCCCTATCTATATGGACGAGAACTACACCCCCCACAACCAACGTGCTGAACTCCTCAACGGTCGCCTTGCTATGCTTGGTGTCGTGGCTGCTCTTGGCGCTTACGCGCTGACTGGTCAGTTGATCCCTGGTATTTGGTAAACCCTAATGGCTGTCCCTCCTGCGAGTGGTGGACAGCCTTAACGAGTAGATGGAGATAAGAAAGTTCCTTGCATTCTTATCATGATTCCTCTTCTAACAACTCTGTCGGTGATTAGTTCTTGGTACGGGCCTGGCTTTGATGGCCGCCTTACTGCTAGCGGATCACGATACAATCAAAACGGCCTTACTGCAGCTCACAAGACACTCCCCTTTGGTACCAAGCTTCGTGTTTGTTTCCAACGGTGTGCCGTAGTGGTGGTCAATGATCGCGGTCC